AAAAACTTTTAGAACGATTAGAAAATTCGTTAAAAAAAGAATTGGCATTTCGCAAAGATAAACTCAATTCAACACCAAAATACACAATACTTAAAGATTTGGATGATTAATCCTTTTCTTTTTCAACATTAATATCATCAAGGTCAAAGTTTTTAATATCAACCTCATTAATTTTTTTCTCTTTATTAATAGTGTCTGTTTTTACAAGTAATTCATCAATTTCACCAATCATATTCTTGGCACTTTCATTTAATATTTTTTTACGGGTTTCGTTTTCTTTAATTATTTTTTTGTTTTCTAATTCTTTTTTAATTTTACCACCTTTCTTATCATCGACCAAACCTTCAATAATCTTATTAAAAGTTTCTTCACTCATTTTTGGTGGCTTTTTGTATAATTTACCGTCTAACTCGTAAATAAGATTGTTTGCACCATCTTTAAATCCTTGTCCTTGCCCAATTACTGGTGGTAAATCTGCGGGAGAACCGAAATCATTCTCTCCACCTGCTAATGGTGGTTCATTCATACCACCTATACCTTCTAATCCACCCATGCCACCTTCCATGCCACCTTCCATACCAGTTTGACCTGACATCATTGCAGCAGCTTCTGGATCACCAAATTTTTCATCAACATCTTTAAAAATACCTGTTGATCTAATAATAAGTGGAGTATCTTGAAGTTCTTGAGCAATTGCTCTTTCCATACGTTGTTTTTTGAAATCATCAATAATTTCACGATCAGACCAATTAAAGAAGAATCTCTTAGCTTCTGTATGTGACATAGCAGCAATACCACCTTCATTACGTGTTGCTTCATTATAAACTGAAAGTTTTTGTTGCCACAATTCTGATTTAAGAATTTCTTGTTGTGTAGATGGATTAGTAAGAGATAAAGTAAAATTATTTAAATCTTCCTTTTCAAAACCAAGTAAATAAAGATGAACAATTGCAAGTTTATTTAGTTCTTGTATCATAGCTTGCTGAACTCTATTTACTTTTTTTGCGAATCTTACGTCCATTTGTGCAAGATTTTTACCTTCACCTGTTGAATCTTGAAAACCTAAGAAAGGTTTTGGTATACCAAGTCCGGTGAATAAATTATCACGAAGATATTCAATATCTTGAATTTGATCTAAATTTGCTGCACCTTGTAATGTGTCAATACCTGTTTGAACATTTGCGTTTCTTACAGGAATAAAAAAATCTTCATCATTACCAAGAATATTGAAACGATAATCAATTTGACCTGAATCAGGATAAACCTGTTGTTGTTTTTTAAATCTTGTAGCTATTTTTTGGATATATTCTTCAATATCGTCTTCATCAATGTTTCCAACATCAATTTTAAATACTCGTTTCTCACCCGCACGTATGATACGATAGGTAAGCATAGCATCTTCTGCCATAATTAACTGACGGAAAACACGTCTAACTTTATTTAACATTGAAGAACCATATGGAAGATACTTATCATCACCCAATAATCTAAAGTGAGCAATTTCAAAAATATTAAAATCATCACCAGTTTCTCTGTTTCTAAATTTAATTGTTGGTTTTCCTTTATGAATACGCTCAATACGTTCCATTTCATAATTAACCAACTGTTTGATATGTGTAATACCTTTTTTCTTTTCACCTAAAATATAAACAAAGTTATCACCATATTTACAAACATTTCTCGTCCAAAAAGGAAGGTTAACATTAACATTAATAATATCAAAAAACAACTCTTGTAAATGTTCTTTTATTCTTTCTTTCTCGGAATATACATTTAACATTCGACCATTCTCACCAATAGTTGTAGATTCTTCCATCATTAAATCAAGCGCACTTGCAATAATTGGATAATATTCCATTCCTTCATAATCCAAATATGCCGGAAGACGTGCTGCTTCATATTGCATTGCTTTTTGAAAACCATGATCAGTGGTTCTAAAAAACTTATCTTCTAATGCTTTCTTTTGTTGAAGTTCTAATCCTTTTTTTCTTATATCTTCGGGTGAACTACCCTTAATAATAATCTTAGGTTTTTCATTTGGATTATCAGGTGTTTGAAAATTACCCGATGAACTCAAACCCAAAAAACTATTTAGTTGTTGATATGCTGTTTTTTTTCCTTCTTGTTGTTTTGCCATTATTATAAAATTTTATAGTTTTTTATAAATACTTTAAATTATCTAAAAACACCTTTATTCTAAATACTTTATTTTTTTAATCCAGCAAATAGCCAAGAATTTGATCCGTATGGACTTCTTTTGGTTACCCTATAATCAGGATTTTTGGTGTCTTTATTTTGATCTTCCCTGTTTTTATTTTTAACAACAATTTCTTCGCCCTCCAATTTAATCATAGCATCAAGCATTTTTTTAGTTTTAGATTTTTGGGATTGTGCGTTTGTCATTTGATAATTAACAACATAAATAGCACATGCTGTTGGTATAATTGAATCATCATGAAATGAACGTTTATGATCTGCAACACGTGAACCAGGGACTGTTACAAATGTTTTTAATTCATTTAATAATCTTATTGATTTAATATTTATTTCTGCAAGATGTATTGCTCTTTGAAGTTCTGTAAGTACCGACCCTCTATTTTGACCTATAAGAAAACCGGGAACTAAATCTATTTGTGATACAGAACCATCAGGAAGTACTTTTGTACCTATTTTAATATATCCTGAAAGCATATCTCTTGTTGGTTTATGTGTTATTTCAGAATAATGAATATTCTCATAACCCAACTCAAATAATTTTTCAATACATTGTACTCCTATACTACCTGTAATATCACAAATTATGTATGCATTATTATATTTTTTACCATAAATAAAAGATAACTCACCTACTGTTGATGGTCTTAATTTGTTATAATATTCTGCAACTTGAACTAATTTATGGCGTGTTATTTTTTTCTTTTTTGTTCTACCATGTGATTTAACAACTTTTTCCTCTGTAAATTCAGATATTTTATAAACATTTACTGTTGAAAAATCATCACCATGACCTGCCGAAGCATCTATAGTTAAAACATATTCCTCACTTGGTAATGGGTCTTCCCATATCCACATTTCTCTATCGGTATATTCCTGACGAATTGGTGTTTGAATTTCGCTTTCTTCAATTCTTTTTAAATATTCCTCTGCAATAAAGTTATCGCCTGAACCAAGAAATGAACACAAAAGTTCTTGTGCTAATTTCTTCATATTACCGTTATAATCTCTTACTTGATATTCAAACCAAGTTGAAGTTGCTTCCCAACCATCTTCAACCATTTGTTTACGTTTTTTATGATCCCAATTTTCATCCTTTACACGAATCTCTTTTTCTTTTCCTTTATTTTTAATCCATTCTAAATCAAAATCACCATCTTTTTTATGGGGATCAAAACCAAATTCTACTGAATATTCACCTTTTGATGGATCATATGTATATTCTCTCTTATATGAAGTATATCTTGGATCATTATACCACCATAATTCAATAGGATTAAAATTGTTTTTACCACGAATAGCTTCTTCGAATGTTTTATAAAATACTGGGTCAAGACCGTTTGGAGTAGAAACAAAAATTGCACGACCACCAGTTTGAAGTGTAGGTCTTGCAGAAGTCCAAAAAACATCACCACGCTCAGTCCATGCAGTTTCATCCCAAAATAATAATGTTGGTGTATAACCACGAAGACCTTTTGAAGAAAAAGCACGTAATTGGCAATCATTATCGTAATGTTTGTGCTTCATAGTGTCTCTAAAAATTGGTTCCGGTCTTAACCAATCTGGACATTTTTCAATAAATTCAATAACTTCACGCATCATTTCATCACGTGCTGTTTCTAATTTATCAGCAATAATCGCCACGTTTCTATGTTCATTAAACATAACATACCATGCAATATAACCACAAGTTGTAGTTGAAATACCTGCCTGACGATATTTATTAGCAACGTTAAAACGATGGTTATGATATGCCATAACCAATTCCTTTTGAAAAGGAAAAAGATTAAAAGGCACTATTGCACCACCATCACCTTTTGTTTGGTCAAAAATAGTAAGATATGTGCAAATAAAATATATTGGGTCTTTTGTACAACGAATAATTTCAACTTGTTGTTCTTCCAAATTCAAATTTTTCGCCATTTTTTTCTCACCTGCTAAAGTGATAATCTCCTGTTCACCAGGAACTTGATTTTTTCTTAATTCAAGTTCCCTTTCAAATCTATCTCTTTTTTGTTTTTCTATATCTTCATTTGGAGGAATAGCACTAATATGTTCTATTTTGCTATCTTCTTTTAAATTTATTTTCTTTTTCATTTCATAAGAAATTATATATATAAATAGTTTTAAAAGAAAAACCACTGATTTTCACCAGTGGCTTCACTTAAAGGAAAATTTGGTATGACAAACTAATTGGAAATTTTAATATTTTTGCTTTGCATGAATTTATCTTTTCTTAAAATTATATCTCTTTCATATAATGTTTTTTCTACCTCTTCCAATGTCATACCATAATGAAAAACAAGAACATCAATTTCACTTTCTTCTTGCGATTCTTGACCACCTAATTGATCAAAAATATTATCATATTTACTATCATCAACATAATCATCATCCATTTCTTTTTCGTAAGCAAGACAATGAATATTATAATATCCATGCATATATTCTCGATCTACAGCTTCATGAAGACAAAATAAATCAAAAGAATCTGTTTGAAGAGAATATATTACATCAACATATTCTTCTTCTGGTGGGTTTGCATTATCACATGCAGGAGATAAATCCCAACCCCATTTTTCATAATCTATATGTGTTGGGTTTTTAGAAAAAATAAACTCATATAGTCCTTGATTTTTAGAGTTATACCCTATTTTCAGGACATATATGAGTTTAAGTTCTTTTTCTTTATTCATATATTATTTCATTTTTAGTGCTTGATTTAATAATTCTGTTAATTCATGATGATCGCTTGCTTTTGCAATTATACTATCTTCATATTGTTGATTAGAACCAACTTTTCTTGTTATTAACAAAACATTATCGTTATCATCTATAACAATAAAAGTACCTTGATAATCATCACCATTAACAGTCCAAACATCTAAACCACCCCAATCAGCAGAACCTGTATATTGATTTGGTTGACCAAATTTTTGAATAATTCTATCTTTATTGTAATCATATGGTGATTCAAAATCACCATATGGGTATTCATTTGATCTAAAATCTTCTGTTACTATTTTTTTTTTAGTTGTTTTTGATACAACTCCCATTGTTCAGAAATCATTTTATCAAGTTTTTTCAAACTTGCAGGTTTTTTAGATTCACTAATAGTTTGTTTCTTTTTACCAGCTAATTCAGCAAGTCTATTTTTAACATAATTTCTGATTTTTATTTCACCTTCACTTAGTGAGGTTGTTCCCATTGATGGGGTTGCAACACCTAAGTTTTCACCAACAGGTGCAAAAGTTGCTTGTTTTAAATCATCATTGAATTGATCTGGATTTTCCATGTCAACATCTGATGCCATAGAAGCAAAATCTTCACCACCTTCGCCAATACTTTCAAATTTATGTTGAAAACCTGTTTGTCCACCTTGTTTAAGTTGTGACATCATTTTCATTATAATTGATTGTGGCGAAATTGGTTGTTGACCAGCTTTTTGTGCTTGTGCATTAAAGTTTGCAATGGTTTGACCTAACTTTGTTGCATCTTGATTAATATCATTAACAATTCTATTTGCAACATTCTTATGATAGGTTTGCTTAACACCTTTTGCTTTATCCCCAACATATTGACCTGCTTGTTGAGCAGCACCTTTAACTTTTTCAACACCTTTTTGCATTGCACCCGCTACTTTTTGTTGTGCTTGAGTAGCTTTATCTGCAACCTTTTGTCCGGCTTTTTGTCCAACACCTGCAATACCTGCACCAACATTTTTAATGTCTCTCCAACCAAATTCATCAAGTTCTTCTGGTTCACCTTCTTCACCTTCTTCTTCATCATCACTCATTTCAGGTTCAGCAGGAACATCTACATCAAACGATCCTGGAGATAATTTTTCTTCATCAGATACTTCACCACCCATTTCTTCTGCTTTTGCAATAAAATCATCATGACCATAACCTGCAAGTTCATCTTTAATTTCAGGTGTTAACAATATTGCTATTGCAGGAAAGTCACCATCATTCATACCTTCATCATGTGCATTTGCATATCCTGATATTAAATTTGCAAGTTCCATTCCACCACATTCTTGAAGATTTTCATATCCTCTTGATTTAGCATAACCTTCAAAAGTTCCACATTCTGCACACATTTCTTCTCCTTCACTCTCACCCATTGGTTCTTCAACAGGTTCTTCGGCAGGAATTTCAATATCTGCACTAACTTCTTCTTCACCCTCTTCACCAGCTTCCGGTGATACAGGTGGAAGGTCTTCACCAGTTCCTTCATCACCAGTTATTTTATTTTGAATTTTAAGTTGATCATTGTGTGAAAGTTCTTCGGTATCAAATGGTTCAACAAATTGATTTACCAATTCAACAACTTCATCATCTGAAAATTCTTTATCTCTTGCAAGTTCACCAGTTTCACCTGCTAAACTTTTTAATTCATTTTTTGTTTCTTCATCAGCAGGAGTTTTACCTTCTTCACCCCCTTCTGGTGCAGGTTCTTCGGCAGGAACCTCTGCATCAATATCAACATCAACATCTGCATCAGGCATTTCTCCACCCATATCCATTCCATCTCCAACACCTGCTAAAGGATCATCAGCAGTTGGCATACCCATATCTTCACCTTCTGGTGCGCCATCCATAGGCATTTCTTCTCCACCCATTTCAGGAGCAGGTTCTGCCACAGGTTCTTCCGCAGGTTCTTCTTCTTTTGCGGTTAAATCATCTAAGACTTCTGCTGCTTTTTCTGTTTTTTCTAAATCGTTTTCAATTTCATCATCAGCTTCATCTACCTTTTCTTTACCCATTGCTTTTTTAATGGCTTGATCTTTCTTTGCCATGTAATCATCAGAATCTATGTCACCATCA